GCCTCTTTTTCTTTCTTACTCTTGCAGTCTTTAAACCAAGCTGCCTTCATTCAATAGGCTCCTCTAGGGCTTGCTCAGGGGCAGGTTCTAGTTCCTGCATACCTTGTTCAGCCTTTTCCTCTTGCTCTGCTTCAAACTCGACCTGAGCCTCTGTGACAACCTTCTGTGTCTCCAGCTGTTCAGACACTGCAATGTTCTCACCAAACAAGGCTGGTTCACCTAACTCATCTGCAAGCAAACGAGCAAACTCTTTACCTGACAGGTGAGACCCGATACTAGGATCAGATGCCTTGATCTGGTACATCGTTGTAAGGCTCTGCACTCTTTGAGCACGTTCAGCAAAGTGACGAGCACCCATCGGAATAATCTTACCGTTAGCCTTGATGTCATCACGAGTAATCTGAGTAAAGAAGTAAAGCCCTGTATCCTCGTTTAGAACCTTGGCTGTGTCTTCGTAGTCCATATTACGACGAGCCACTTCAAGCATAGCATTCAAGATAGGCTCAAGGAACACACGTTCAAAGTGAGCAGTCTTGTGTTGGAAGATACGGCCAGCGGCTGTCATCAACTGGTTAACTTCAAAGGCTGTCTTTTCACCAGCACTACGGATACCCATAGCCTCACGAGGAGCACCAGCCATCATCTCCATCTTAGCTTCCAACTCTCTAATCTGGAAGTCAGCATTCAAGGCAGTTGAGTCAGGTACAAGATAACCTACATCGCCTTCATCACCCAAGTAAATACGAGCATTAGGTTCAAAGTCAAAGTCCTCTACGTCACCACGTATCTTCAATACAGGATAAGCAATCTGATCGAATACGTCTGCCTTGAGATTCTCTAGGTGGTCAATGCGGTACTGCATACCTACAAGATTGTCTAGTGGACCCATGCTGTAAAGGTTGTCAGGACGATCACGCCAGCCTACATGGAAGATAGGGTCACGACCTAAGAAGCTAGGGTTCTCCTCGTTTGACAAAACGTAAGCACGATCTACAATGGTGATGATACGGTTGTTCATAAACTTACCAGTACCTGTGTCGTAGATGTCACCGTAGAAAGTAAGAATCTCTACGTAATCTGACTCATAGTAATCAGTTAAGTTGTCAAACCCATCAGCTGTAAAGCCTTCCGACTTGTTTACATCAATGTCGTTACCTTTAGCTGCACCACGATTGCCTAGCATCTTGTCAAAGATGTCAGCCATGTAATCCTTGTCAGGTGTGTTCTCAACCATACGTTGAACTTCACCTAAGGTTAAGACAGAACGAATAATCTTAGGTGTGTCAGCAAACTCAGCAGCAATAGGGTTAAAACAAATATCAAAAGGAGAGATACGAACTAGCTTGGGGCCAACGTAATTGACAACCCGATCTCCATCCTCGAACTCTGTCACCTTACGTTGATAGTCTACTGTAGCAAAACAGTTACCATACTGGATGTAGTCGTTAATAAGTTTACTTGTAGTATTTACGAAGTCAGACTGACGTAGCTTGTTTTGCATGTAGGCTTGAATGATGTCACGTTTAATCTTAACATCTGAATCAGAATCTGTAGCCTCAAAACGAAACCAACGCTTCTGTGGAAACAAAGCAGCAAAGTAGTTAGCATGTAAGTTATCAGCAATCTGTGTTAGCTTTGGAGTAGTTGTAGAGTTAGACCAAGGCAACTTGCTGTTGCTTGTGGTACGAGTGTCTGTAGCATAAACGTAGTTACGCAACTCTTTCCACTCTTCAATCTTTTCAGAACGAGAGTTATTCCAAGATGACCAGCGATTAGAGATGTCCACAGCTAAGGCGTGTGGGTCAATAATGCTTTCAATGTCAATAGTCGTGCCAGCCATAATGACTCCTAGTCCTAGCTATGTGATAATAATACCACACCTTAATTTCTTTGTCAACTGCTAAAAAGCTACACCACCGAATTTGGGGTGGAATACTACATTGTTTTCTTGACTTCTTATTTTTCTTACAGACATACTTGGCTTGACTGCCACCTCAACTGCTGCTGCTAAACAGTCTTTACAGTCATCGTGTGCTGGGTTATGTGACACAAGTTCTTCTTCTAACACTTGACAGTTACCACCACGGTAATGGTACATCTGTAAGTTGTCGTATCGTGGCTCAAGAGTAGCAGCAATCCGTTCTTCTTTGGAACCTTGATGCCTGTTTGGTCTATGCTCATCAATCTTTAAAGCTAGACCGTTAGGTTTAATGTAGTTATCTTTTAGTTCAGATACAATAGCTGACTGAGCAGCAGTACATTCAGCTCGTAGTTTCCTGAAGTCCCAGCGATTAAGGAGGTCAAGGATGTGCCGGAAGTACTCAGAAATCTTGTCTGTTTTAAAACGATCAATGTCTAAAACATATACGTTATTTTCATAGTCCACTCCAATGACGACAATGGCAGTGTAGTCGGAACGCTTACTGACACTGTAAGCAAAGTCCACAGCTGCACTAACATTTAGTTTACGTCCTTGGTAGTGCCATTGCCCATTGTCACGGCTAAGATGTTTACGTTCATAGTACTGGAACTTTTCATAAGCAATAGGTTGAGTATCAGGATCAGTCGGGTCATTGTAGTACTGAGCACGAAACTGTACACGGTCTAGGTACTGCCCACGTTTCTTGGCTAGGATTTTAATATCGAAACCAAACATCTTACCATCTTTGCGAAGCTGTCGAGGCCAGAGAAAGTCACCAGTGCCATCACCGTTATCCTCTACTGCTTTTTCCATTACTTCGTAGATACTCTCTTTACCTGTTAACTCACCCTTGTCTGTGTATATGTCTTCTTCCATACCCATCAGATCAGAGTACAAGTCCTTAGGATGGTAACGTGTACCTACTACCCATTCTCTAGCTTCACTACCCTCAATAGATGATAGCAAAGAGTACTGGGATTTAACTTTGTTACGACCTTCCCCAGTGTACGCATTTTCAAATACCACAACATCATCAAGAACTGCAATGTCACAGTGCATCCCAGTAAGGGAAGTAGTGAGACCACCAGTAAATATAGAAGGGTCACGTATGGCTTCCTTCTTACGGTCTGGGTGATCCAGAGCAATCTCAGATGTAGTCCACTTCTCTCGTTTACTCTCATCTTTGTTTAGATGTTCAGGCCAGTACTTCTGGTGTATGTCTGACTCAAAGATGTTCTTAATAAACGATAGCTGTTTCTGAGCTAGGTTAGATGTAGCTGAGATGTAAAGTACCCGTAGGGTGGGGTTCTTAGTTAACTCCCAAGCTACTCTATAAGCTACCATAGCTGACTTACCGTGGTCACGAGGAAATAAGAGTAACTGATGAGTTTTAGCTTCTTGTCTGGTCCACCACTTACACACATCTTCGTGACAATTTCCTAGTACACGTTGAGGTGCTACAAGTTTGATAAATGTAACAAGACTGCGTTCAGCAGCTTCTCTTATTTCCTGTGCAGTAGCCATACTTATGCAGCAGCTTCTTCTTTTTGTTCTGGCGCTTCTAATGATTCAGCAAGCATTTTAACAAAGGCGTCTCGGCCCACGTTAAGCTGATCCAAGTTAAATTGCGCAGACCCTAGCTTACGATCCAGATCATTGATGTGGTTCAACATAGTCTTCTGTGCGTCAGTCATGTCTTCGATGTTGTATTCGATGTTGTTGACGGTGATGAGGTTCTTTTCATTTTTACTCATGACAGTCTCCTTTAAGTTTGAGTTACGAGTTGGCTGCGATTGCAGCATTGGCGGCAGTCATATCTTCTGTAGTCCAGAAGTCTTTGGCTACCATGATTTCCAGATGCTCGACATTACGAGCAACTGTGTCTGTCCAGTCAGCATCTTCCATGCCTTCTGGTTGTCCAGCGTTAATCAGGTCAACAGAGTGACCCATTGCTGTGTAGTGTTGTGCGATTTCTTCTGTGGTTGGTGTATCAGTCATGTCTTTCTCCTTATGACGGTTTAGGGTGAGCCTGCTTCACGGCTAAAATCTTAGTTTTCCAAGCATCAAGACCGTTGTGATAGATGTCATCAAGTTGATCTTCTATGCTTGGGTATGCTGCGGCACGAGATTCTTTATAAGCGTGTGCGGCAACCTCTGCATCAACCGCTGCTTCATCATAATCAACGACATTGCCATCTGCATCATAGGCAACAAAATCCACAGTTGTAGCAACATTTGGATATAGCTTGTGTATTGCTTCCAGCTTATGCATTGTCTATCTCCATTAAAATCATGATTGAAGCACCATCTGATGCGTTGACATAATGTGTCCCTCCGCCATCGTAACTTATTTTATAAGTAAGCGCAGATGTGCTGTTTGGGCTATCAACCCAATAGAAAGGATGAACACACTGATTCGAGGAGTTAAATCTAAAATACTGGTATTCTCCGAGTTGAGTTCCATTCCTATACCTATAGTATTCTGCCCCACCATCGTACTCTGTGGAAATCTGGCCCATCATTATTATTTTAGAAGTTGTTGCAGTTGGGGTAATGGTGGCACTTACCGCATCTATTTTTACACCAGCACTTCCACTGACCTGTGACTGGTTTATGGTAGAAACGACCTGCAAAACCTTGCCTCCCCCAGCACCACCAATGCCTGTCCAAGTACCACTTGAGTCACAGTGCGCCCTTACGTTACCATCCCCATCCGACAACACGATGTTGTTGCTTGAGGTGCGGATGTCCAAGCCGTTTTCATTGCCGTTGTAGCGTCCTATGATGGTGTTTCTATTGCCAGATTGCATTTGATTACCAGCACCATCACCTACAAAAGTGTTGGAAGTTCCTGTGCTGTAGTATCCAGCAAGACGCCCAAGATAAGCATTTCTCTCGCCCGTACTATTAGTGTACCCCGCCTGATACCCTACCGCAGTGTTGTTGCTTGCGGTGGTGTTGGAGTACAAAGCAGAATCACCAATCGCAACATTGGTGGTGCCTGTAGTATTGGAGGTCATAGCACCACTGCCCAAAGCAGAGTTGGACGCACCTGTTGTATTTGCCCCAAGAGCAGAGTTACCTACGGCTGTATTTTCATTTGCAGTGGTGTTCGCATCAAGCGCAAGTCTACCAATAGCCGTGTTTTGTGAACCTGTAGTATTACTATACCCAGCTTGATAGCCAACAGCAGTGTTGTTGGATGCGGTGGTGTTGGTTTCTAAAGCAGATCGACCAATAGCTACGTTATTTCCACCAGTAGCGTTTGAGTACAATGCAGCACTACCTATCGCTATATTATTTGAAGCCGATGTATTAGAATATGCCGCCCTATCACCAAGAGCCACATTATACTGTCCGCCACCATTTGTACGTAAGGCAGTATTACCAAGAGATGTATTTCTTTCACCCGAAGTATTACCATACCCCGCTTGATACCCCACAGCGGTGTTGTAGGATGCGGTGGTGTTGGCTTCTAGAGCCTCACGACCAACAGCAGTGTTATTTGCTCCAGTCGTGTTAAAGTGCAACGCTTGATAGCCTAAAGCACTGTTGTTATTAGCTGTCGTATTGTTAGCTAGTGCCTGACGACCAACAGCTACGTTTTCTTCACCAGTCGTATTATCATAGAGTGACTGATACCCAACTGCTGTGTTGTTGCTTGCGGTGGTGTTGGACTGGAGTGCATAAGAACCGTAAGCCGTGTTGTACTGACCAGTAGTGTTTGCAGTTAACGCTATATAGCCTGAAGCAACATTGTAGCCGCCAGTTGTATTTGCATACAATGCATTATAACCAAGAGCAGTATTAAGAAGCCCACTAGTGTTACTATACAGTGTTTTATGACCAACTGCGGTATGACCATTTACGGTACTTGCAGAGTATAATGACTGATAACCTACCGCAGTGTTGTTGCTTGCGGTGGTGTTATTCGTAAGTGCATCACGACCCAATGCGGTATTATATGACCCCGTTGTGCTTCGCTCTAAGGCTCCCTCACCGACTGCAACTAGTTCTGCACCTGTTGTATTAGCTGCTAAAGTGTTCATGCCCACGGCAGTATTATAAGAAGCTGTCGTATTGTTACCTAAGGAAAACCCGCCAATGGCTACATTAGATGCCCCAGTTGTGTTGTCTTGTAAGGCTGTATGGCCCAAAACAGTGTTGTAAGACGCTGTAGTATTCGCATACCCTGCGGATTTACCAATAAAGTTATTGCCAGTTCCAGTAGTATTACTATACCCAGCTTGATACCCAACCGCAGTGTTGTTAGATGCGGTGGTGTTAGCTTGTAAAGCTGAACGACCCAATGCCACATTATTAGAGCCTGTTGTGTTGCTGTCTAAAGCACCCACCCCTACTGAAATTGTATCTGAGCCTGTTGTATTTGCTAACATTGAATTGAAGCCAAGCGAAACGTTGTTTTGCCCGCTTGTGTTTGCTGTCAAAGACGCAGAACCAATTGCTGTGTTTCTTGACCCACTTGTAAGCGCATCTAAAGCAGTATTGCCCAACGCCACGTTGCCTGTACCAACAGGATAATTCCCATCCAGCTTGATTGTGCCGCCATCGATTGACACGTTGCCTGTAAAGGCTGCGCCTGTTTCCATTGCAGCGCCAGCAGCGGCCACGTTAGTCGCATCAGTTACGTCAGCGCCAGCTTCAATACCCGCTAGTTTGCTCTGCTCTGCATCACTGAACTCGTTAGTGTCAGCATTGCTTTCATACGCAGTCTTAATCTCAGCGGCAGTTTGATCTGCTGTAGCACCAGCCTCAATGCCATCTAGCTTAGTGCCATCTGCTGATACATCACGGCCATCTACGTTTCCAGATACGACCAGATTGGGAACTGTGAGATCACCAGTCATGGTATCGCCAGAGGTATCTACTTTACCTGTAATGGAGCTTTCTTTAGCTAAGGGGTGACCACCCGCAGTAGAGCCATCATGGACAACAACTGTATCTTTTGTTGTATCAATAGTGAGTTCACCCTCAGCACCTGTAAAGGTGGAGTGTTCTGTAGTAGTCCCACGGCGTCTTTTAATCTGCGTTGTCATGCTGCGATACTCCCATAGTCAGCGGTTTCCCCAGCTGAATCTGTAATAAGTCCAAAGTCCTGAAGATAGCTCAAGGACTCAATTAATGATATTGCTCCAGCTGCTGCTGTACTGGCTGCACTACTAGCTGTGACAGCAGAGGCTGCTGCATTCGTTTCTGAAGTAGTTGCATTTGCTTCACTTGTTGCTGCGTTGCTTGCTGATGTTGCTGCCGCAGTCTGAGAAGCCAAAGCTGCACTAGCTGAACTAGCTGCATTAGTTTCTGAGGTAGCGGCATTGGTTGCTGAGGTAGATGCCTCACTTGCTTTAGTTGTTGCTGTAGCTGCACTTGCAGCAGCATTTGTTTCTGATGTGGATGCTTCGGATGCCTTGGTTGTAGCTGTAGTAGCCGAAACAGAAGCTGAGGATGCTGAGGATGCAGCATTAGTTTCAGACGTAGAGGCGTTAGTTTCTGAAGTAACAGCATTTGTTTCTGAAGTAGCTGCATTGCTTTCAGACGTAGCAGCATTAGATGCGGAGGTAGCTGCGTTAGATGCTGACGTAGAGGCTGCATTGGCTGAACCTAAAGCAGACGTAGCAGATAACGCAGCATTGGTCTCAGAAGTGGAAACATTAGAAGCAGAAACAGAAGCCTCAGATGCCTTCGTTGTAGCAGTAGAAGCAGATGTAGCAGCATTGGTTTCTGAAGTAGAAGCATTAGTCTCAGCTAGTTCTGCATTGGTTTCAGCTGTCTGGGCTGCTGTAGCACTGGTAGCCGCAGCGGTAGCACTAGCAGAAGCCTCAGCTGCTTTAGTTGTAGCAGTTGTAATACCTGCCTCAGCAGTTGCTTGGGCTGTCTGAGCAGCAGCTAAAGCGGTAGCTGTAGTCTGTACTACATCCTGACCATTAACAAACAGAGCATTAGCATTTAGAATATCATTATTGTTTAAGTCTAGGTCAGCCTCCAGAGCATTAGGAGTACTGCCATCTAAAGATAAAGTATTATCGAATGCTTCTCTGATATTTTCAAAGTTAGCATTTAACACCTCAGTAGAGTTAAACCCTGACTGTAGTGTAGTTACTGTTGGTTTTTTAGCCATCTTAGTTAATCAACCCAATCCTTGCTGCATCATCTTCTGTATCAGCTTTATCCATAGCAGCTTGCTTCAAAGCACCATCTAACTCATCCTTAGACGGGCGACCACGCTTACGTCCATTACCATCTAAGTAACCTGCATCAGCTAAATACTTCTGAGCATTGTAACTAGCCTTACCCTCATTAAGATCATTAATCATGTTCTTAACTGTACGAGCCTTTAGCTTGAGTACTAACTCTTTCTGCATCTGTACGTGATGTTTCTTGAACCACGATAGGTTACACAGATTTTCCCAAACGGAATAGTCCCCAAACACAGCCATTGCAAACTCGTACTCTGTAGGGTCTTCCATTTCAATATAGATTTTATGAAGGGACTTGTAAGTTGTACCAGCTACAATATGATCTCTCTTCTTTAAAGAATATAAAGTTAAGCTGTTACGGGTATCTGGTAGTGTTGTCTCATAGAACCAAGTCTTACTAGGTTTCTTAGCCATTGTCATTACCTATTAAAGAAGGAAGGAGATAGACTGTAACTGGTACTAGCTACAATCTACTCCTATCTTGTTTATCCCTGTAAAGGTATATAGCAGGGGGGACATCTTAATATTATTATACACATACTGATTCAGGTTGTCAACACCTAATTTACTTTTTATTAAAATTAATTCTAGACTGTGCTTATTGTACTTGTTTATCTAGGGTCTAGAATTTCTGTTAGTAAATATTTTTGTGTGTTGTACATACAAGAGGCAACCCCCGACCCCCCTCCCGCCTGTTGCCATTATGCAACATGTTGCGCATGGGCCACACCTGTTGTAATTGTGACACATGTTATGTTATACTGTAACAATTTAGATGCGGTGTTAAACCCAAAGCACTAGCCACATACCTTAACCCACTGAAACAATTACAATAACTAGTTAACTCAACCAATATTCTTTTATTCCCATTATATAGTCTTAAACCACCGGGATAAATTAATTTGTAAATCGTGCATTTTTTACTTGAACCCCGAATCGAATCGTGCTCTTTATTGGTCATCGGCAAACGAACACCGGATCAACCGCCACGGCAAATGAATCCAACATGAGTTACCGAGCAAGGCCTAGCAATCAAGAGGGCCACGGAATACAGACTAAATTAAGACTTGACTAAGAATACAGAATATGCAGACTGAATAACAAGACGACACATAGACTAGCTTAAGGACAGCGTCCAAGATACGGGGCGGTAGAACGGTGACTTGAATCAGCCCGTCAAATGCTGGGGCTAGTCGTGTTTGATTGATACAGAGGCATCTTTTCCTCCCGATAGGTGTCTCTTTATCAATCAACCAGAGGAGAATGAATTGGGGTTGACTTATCGGTGGCACCTTGCAAGGGTGTCACTAGATAAACCAAACCGAAAGGATAAGACCAATGGTCACACTGACACACGTAACCGAAGTAGACACAATGCTAGAGGCGGTGAACATGGTTAAAGGTGCCTTATACGTTCCAGAATGGGTGTATAACACTGATAACCTAGACGCTTTCATCGTATCCACAAAAGCACCTTATCACGGTCGGATATACGTTGACACTATGACGGGGGAAATCCGTGACGCCACCAAAGAGGAACACGATAGGTTTTGCATAGAGGGTTGACTTATCAGGAGACATCTGCAATGGTGTCTCTCAATAAACCAACTCAAGGAGTGAGACTATGGAAATCGAAAGAGTGGAAGTAACTTTGAAAACATGCAAGAGCATGACAGATCAGCTGGAAAACCTAGGGGCTAAAATTATAACTGAAAGCCTAGGTGACCAGATAGTTAAAAAAGCCCAGAACAGTAAGGGGAAGACTTTGTTCAAGGCTATTGTGTACGATAACGAATCGGTGCTGGTATCGTATCCAAAGGGACTGTTTGACAAAATGTAAGAAGGGGTTGACTTATCAGGAGACATCTGCAAGGGTGTCTCTCAATAAACCAACCAAGGAGTGAGACTATGACATATAGAATTAACATTGCAGAAGGCAAAGGCCGCAACTGGAATGATACGGGCTTGCAGTACAGTCATTACTATGCTGTCGAGACAGACTATGAGGAGACAATGATTAGAATTGTCGAGGACTTGAGGCAGGTATATCCATACCCGGCTTATGACATCACGGTGACTAAGTCTACTACAACTAGCACAAGATTGCCGATGGATTTGGGTTGACTTATCGGTGGCACTCTGCAAGGGTGTCACTAGATAACTTAATCAAGGAGCAAGACTATGCAATTTGTACGCAACATCAACGCAGTGTTTAAGCAAGCTCAACCACATGAGATAAAGCACGGCAAGACATGGTATCGTGACGCATTGAAAGAGTGTGAGGACATGGCGGCATGTTATCAACTGCCAGTCCATATCGTAGCAGGAGTAGTGGCAGCATTGTCACCGACTAACAAGTGGGAACGTAACCTAGTCGATGCAGCCAACATGTGCAAAGTGTTTACAGATGGAGGATATGTAGAAGATTGTGCTCCTTGCACGTACACCAAGATGCGAGACAAGGCATGGTCTATCTTGCAATCCATGCCACATAATGTAGAGGATGTAGCTTTTATCCTCAATGGGCCTAAGATAACAGACTTCTACCTATGCATCATGGGGCATGATGTTTGTGTAATTGATGGTCACGCATGGGGCATTGCCTTCAAGGACAGACGCAACATGCAGGACGTACCAAGTATCGGTAAGCGGATGCGTAAGGAATTGCAGCAGGCCTACAGCAGAGCAGGCAAGAAGCATGGTCTCACCGCCTATCAGATGCAGGCCGCAACATGGGTCACATGGAAGCGCATCCACAATGTCTAAGAAGTAGGTTGACTTATCGGTGGCACTCTGTAAGGGTGTCACTAGATAAACCAACAAGGAGTAAGACAATGGAAAGACAAACAAACATAATGGTGTCAGCTGACATTGAAATGATGTTTGCGAGTGGCACTGTCGAAACATTTAGGTTGTCAGATATACCTTGCACTTGGGTATGGGATGAATCATCTAGGGAAGCGGCAGAATACTGGGCAGCATGTGACCATGTGTCAAACAATTATAAATTCGATTGGATGTCGATAAAGAGTTGGACGGGTTCGCCAGTCAAGAAAGAGAATGTCTGACCTGCCACCTCATATAGAGGTAGAAATTTCTAGGCTGGGGGTTGTCAAACCAATCAAGGTATGCAAGCCTGAGCCTACACCACCACCAAGTCCATCATGGGATGGCAAAGGGGAATGTCCCTACTAACCTAAGTCCTACGCAGTGTAGGCAATGTAGCAACAAGGAACTAAAGCTATGACAACTATCAATGTAACAACCCGCCCAATCATGAAGACAATCAACCAAGCATTCTACGACAAGTACACTGGTCACTTCACAAAGGCAAAGATTCATACTTACAACTACAGCATGATTGATGATCTCTTGATTGAGAAAGATGCAGAGATGACAAGCCAAGCCATTGCTGACCAACTGAATGAATCAGCGGAGAGGGTAGAGTACCGCCGACAAGTCCTGTTGCGTGAGAAAATGATCCAACCTAAGCGTATCGGTAAGCGCCTGCGTAAGATCATGCAGCTGCAACAAGCCAAGGCTGACATCGAGAATCAAATCAAAGCACTGGAAGGATGATCTAGTAGAGGAGATGGTGTAATGCCTAAGAAAATCAAAACAGAACTGACCCGTGATGAAGTACTCAAACTGCTGGAGATTTACACCTGTATGGACAGCATGATTGATGACACGGTGGAGATGATGGATGTCCGAATGTCACAACTCAGTGACCTGCGAGATAAGGCACACACACTAAAACGTATGTTTGACTTCCGTCCAGCCATAAACGAGGATGGTAACCCTAACCACTGGAAGCCATGCGTATTGCCTGACGATCCTGAGGCATGGTTTTACGAAAAGGAAGAGACAAATGGATAAGCTAGAACTATACACGAGTGAACTGTTGATGCTCAAGGAATTACTTAAGGATGACATGGAACAAACACATTTGGGTGAGGTTGAGTATGATGACGTTGATCTAATGCAATACTACCTTGATCGTGCCAAGGTGTTAGTTAAAGTAAAGGAGTTACTAAACCAATGAGTGTATGCGGAGAGATTGAGACAGCAGAGAGCCTAATCAAAAGTCTCACCAATCAATACGATTATCTGATCGAGCAGCATGGGCGGGGTGTCCGTCCATCGTGGGTATCTGAGGAACTAAGTCACTTAGGTATGCGGATACAGGATGCCAATGCCAGACTAGCACTGTTGCTAAATGGCAACAAGGCAGAGTATTGATGTGAAAGGGGGTAGACGTATCGGAATTGTTTGGTATAATAAGTATTACGGATGCCCCCTGATACAGAGGCAAGACAAGGAGAGCAAGATATGATTGAAGTAACTTACATTGACCACATGGGCAGTGACCTGACAGTAGCTAACGCAGCAAGGGTATCATTTGGTAAGACAAGTGAGATGGAAGATGATCCATGGGGGCCACCACGCCTCAAGAAGAAAGATGATAAGCTGATCCGGTATCTTGCAAGAGAGAAACATATCAGCCCATTCGGTCACTGCTTCGCATCCTTCCACATCAAGGCTCCGATCTTTGTAGCACGGCAGCTAGTGAAGCATAAGTTCTTGAGATGGAATGAGATCAGCCGTAGGTATGTCGATGATGAACCTGAGTTCTATACACCAGATGCGTGGCGTGGACGTAGTGCTGACAAGAAGCAAGGTTCTGATGGTGTTGTATCAACAAGTCAAAGTATAATGACTTCATCTTCAAAGGCTAACATGTGGTCACTTAGATACTATCAAACATTACTGAACCAAGGCGTAGCACCAGAGCAAGCACGTATGGTACTACCACAGTCTACTATGACAGAGTGGTATTGGTCAGGTAGCCTTGACGCCTTTGCTGATATGTGTAGGCTAAGGATTACACCGGATACCCAATACGAGAGTAGACAGGTAGCCCTTGGTGTAGATAAAATAATGTTAAGAATATTCCCTGTATCATGGGAAGCACTTGAAGGGTACGGTAATGACTAAGTATGTAAGTGAACCCGTCAAGATAACTGACATAACAGAGCATGAGGATGGCAGTGCCACGTTGCAGGTAGAGTGTGACCCAAAGACATTCGCTGCTATCTTTAATGTAGGCTTCGTGTCACTGATTAAGACAGGCTTATACTGGGAGACAGACAATGATAAGACCCATGACTGATGAAGAACGTAAGGCATCTCAAGAACGTGATGAAAAGAACAAGTGGCGCAAGTGTGTCAGTTGTGGTAATGCAAGTAGAGGCACATGGTGTAGCTTCTGTCTGGAGGAAGAATGATTAGCAGTGAGTGGAAGAGACTAGTGAAAGAACATGAAGACTTTAAGGAGAATGTAATGGCAGAGCACACATCAGAGGACATCGTGCAGGAGCCTGAACACTATGCACGTTGGAAGATTGAGCCTATCACATACATCATGCTGAATGGCTTTGACTTCTGGCGTGGCAACATCATCAAGTATGCTAGTCGTGCAGGGTTTAAGTCATACTCAGGTAAGACAAAGGATGCCAGTGAGATACTTGATCTTCAGAAAGTAATCCGTTATGCTGAGATGCGTATTAATCAACTGGAAGGAAAGGAGAAACTGTAGTGTTTACTATAGAGTTTGAGTTTGACCACGTTAAGGTTGTATCAATGGATGAAACAGGAGAGCATGACGATCTGCACCTGTACATTACAGATGATGGGACAGTTTTTCTAGCACAGACAGAGCTAGATGCAGATACAGATGATGATGAAGATATTATCTGTGTCAAGTATCAACAACTGCTTGACATCCTAGCATCTTTACATCAGGCTGAGGGTACATACCAGAATAGAAAGAGGAGTATGAATTGACAATGGAATTTCTTTACGGGGCTGTGACAATGTACCTTCTAGGTGTACTGTTTTTCTATGAGGCCTTCACACCTAATGATGGCGAGGAAAGAGGTTATTTCTACACCTCAGCTGTCTGGCCCTACATTGCAATTAAGTTAATCGTTATGCGATTATTCTATGGTAAACAAGAAGAGGACTAGACATGCGCTGTTATATATGTAATGCTATGACACAAGGGACAGAGATATATTGGGAAGAGAAAACTCAGGACTGGTCACCATGTCCCAAGTGTGTAGCCAAGATCAAGGAGGCAGAAGAGATTGAGCTATTCGATGGAATACGAACACAAGAAACACCAGCCATGCCAAAGTTGCGGGAGTAGTGATGGTGTTTACCCACATGCAGATGGCGACTACTGTTACGTCTGTAAAACAAAAACATTCAATGACGAGGAGGAAGTTATGCAAGCTCAGTCACATCTTACTGCGGTCAAGCCTCTGCCACCCGTAACAGGTACGCCTGCTGCTATCTCTAGCCGTGGCCTGACCAAGGCTGTTGCTGAGAAGTACAAAGCCCTAACCTCAAACGATAAGGTCAACCTGATCTATACCTTGAACGGTAAACCAACAGGCTTCAAGGAACGTGGCTTAGAAGAGAAGACATTCAAGTTCAATGGTAACGCACAGGCTGACCTATTCGGGCAGTCAGCATTCTCTAAGGGTGGTAAGTCAGTCACCATAACAGAGGGTGAGTTCGACGCAATGGCTGCGTACCAAATTCTGTTCATGTCTGAGCCATGTGTTTCAGTAATCAATGGTGCATCAGGTGCAGTCAAGGACTGTAAACGTAACTATGAATGGCTCGATAGCTTTGAACGTATCAACATCTGCTTCGACAGTGACAAGGCAGGTCAGGATGCAGCAGTAGCTGTTGCTGAGTTATTTGATCCACGTAAGGTACGTCTAGTCAAGATGGTGCTCAATGATCCTAACGACTTCATACTTAGAGGTCGTGAACGTGAGTTCATCGACAGTCACAAGAAGGCTGGTCCCTTTACCCCGGATGGTATCGTATCCGGTGTGGAACTGTATGATCTAGTGAGCACACCACCAAGCTACGACTGTGTGCCGTATCCTTTCGATGGTCTCAATGACATGACCAAAGGTCTACGCACTGGAGAGTTGATTACCTTTGTGGCTGGTACTGGTGTCGGTAAGACACAGGTTATGCGAGAGATACTGTATAGCCTAATCACACAAGACAAAGGAAACGTGGGTACACTGTTCTTGGAGGAGCCAGTACGTGACACAGGCTTAGGCATGATGTCCCTTCACGCAGATAAGATGTTACATCTACCCGATACCGAATACACAAAGGAAGAATTTGATAATGCGTATCAGGCCACTCTTGGAAGCAATCGTGTCTATCTGTATGACAGTTTCGGCAGTAATACTGTTGAACGTATTGTTAGCATGGTTCGTTATCTAGCCCGGTCATGTGACTGCAAGTACATCATCCTTGACCACATAAGTATTGTCGTGAGTGACCACGCCAAGGATGAACGCAAAGCATTGGATGAGATTGTCACCAAGCTCAAGACGTTAACAGTAGAGCTTGACATCTGCTTACTTATGGTGTCTCATCTTAACAGGGACAAGAACCGTAAGCCACCAGAAGAGGGAGGTACTATCAACCTACAAGACATCCGAGGCACGGCAGGTATCGGTCAGCTGTCCAACATAATCGTTGCCCTAGAAAGAAACACACAGGCAGAGGATGAGTTGGAACGTAATACCACAAAGGTACGTGTCATCAAGAACCGATTCACAGGCGAGACAGGTGTAGCAGATAGCTTGCTTTACTCACGCCACACAGGTAGACTTACAAGTTACGGAGGATAGGACATGGAGGTAGTGTTCGACATAGAGACAGATGGCTTGAACCCTACAGTCATTCATGTCATGGTAGCCAAGGAGTTAGGGGTCAAGGGTAACTACATCATCCGTGGTCCCAAGGCCTTCGCTAAGTTTGCTCCCAAGGTATCCAAGTGGATAGCTCACAACGGTACAGGCTTTGACTGCAAGGTAGTAGAAAACTTGTGGGGCTACAAGATTCCTCTGTCTAAACAAGTAGATACACTTGTACTGTCTCGCCTGTTTAATCCTATGCGTAAGGGTGGTCACAGTCTCAAGTCATGGGGCATACGTCTTGATGAGTACAAGGGTGAGTTCAATGACTGGTCTCAGTACTCAGAAGAGATGAAAGATTACTGCAAGCAAGATGTTAAGGTCACTGAGCTAGTGTATCAGGAGCTACTGAAGGAAGGTTCTAAGTTCAGTCAAGCAAGTATTGATCTTGAGCATCAGGTCCACGCAATCATGTGTGAGCAAGAGGCCAATGGATTTCTACTTGACACTGATCTAGCACAGGAAATATACACCACCTGTCTAGCTGAAACCAATCGTATTGAGAGAGACATCAAAGAGTTCATGGTTCCCATTGCTGTTCCAGTCAAAGAGGTCAGCCTCAAGTACAAGAAAGACGGTAGCATCTTTGCCAATCAACTCTTGGAGGGCTGCAATGTACAGGGTGATTACACCAAGATCTTGTGGGAAGAGTTCAACCTTGCATCTCAACCTCAGATTAACAAGAGGCTTAATCGTCTTGGTTGGAAGCCTACAGTCAAGACTAAGGGTGGTGACAGTTATAAAATTTGCCCAGAAAATTTAGCCACTATACCTGACACTGCACCTCAGGCAGTTAAGGGTCTCAAGACATGGAAGGTGTTAGAGACACGTTGGAAGCTGGCCTCTGAGTGGTTACAAGGATCGCAGGGTGATGGTAGGGTACACGGACAGGTCATCACACCGGGTGCTGTGACACACCGTGCTGCACACCGTGGTCCTAACATGGCAAACATTCCATCTGTACCTCACGGTAAGGATGGTATCCTGTGGAAGATGGATGGCATGTACGCATCTGAGTGTCGGCAGGCTTTCACTGTACCTGAGGGTAAGTTGCTCGTAGGTACGGATGCAGCAGGTATCCAGTTACGAGTGCTTGCACATTACATGAACGATCCTGTATATACAGAACAGGTTATTGATGGAGACATCCACACGTTTAATATGAATGCGTTGGGTAAGTTCTGTAAGGACAGGCCCACAGCTAAGACATTTATCTACGCCTTCCTGCTAGGGGCAGGTGTGGGTAAGATTGCAGAGATACTTGGTTGCAATGCAGCACAAGCAAACAAGTCTATGCAAAACTTCTACGAGGCACTGCCTACACTCAAGAGACTAAAGAGTGAGGCTGCTCGTGCTGCCAGTATGGGTTGGATGAAAGGTCTTGACGGACGTATCCTGTCTATTGGTAGTGAACACCTTGCCCTGTCTGTTTATCTACAGGGTGGGGAAACCGTCATCATGCGCCTTGCCAATCTACTATGGTACAGCAAAGCAAAGAAGGAAGGCTTGAACTTCAAGCAGTGTGCATGGGTACATGACGAATGGCAAACAGAGGTTGACGCAGATCAAGCAGAAAGGTTAGGTGAACTACAGGTGCAAGCCATTAAAGATGCTGGCACTTTCTTTAAACTCAACTGCCCTATGGATGGTGAAGCAAAAATAGGCAGAAACTGGTTAGAAACTCATTGACATATACGTTGTGGCAGTGTATTATAATCAAACAGACTAACGCCAAAGGAGAAATAAATGGCTGATAAAAAAATCGTACTCAAAGATGTTGAAGTTTGCTGGGCTAAACTACAGGAGCCAGCACTCAAGTACATGTCAGAGACAGAGACAGAGTTCACTGTAGCAATCAAGATGAATGACCAGCTTGAACGTCTCATGACTGACTTCAAGTTGAATAAGAAAGTCAAAGAGGGTAAAGATACTACCTTCGATGGTGCTCGATTCATTCAGATTGGGCTTGACCACAAGACACGTGGTGGCTGGACACGTTACGGTGAGGTCTACGATAAGAATGGTAACCCATCAGAGTCCTTAGTGGGCAATGGTTCAAAGGTAAACATGTTTGTATCTATTGGTAACAGCCAGTACGGTAACATCATTAAGTTGGGTCACCTGTCTCACATGGAGCAAGAGACTAAGGAGATGTACTTTGACTTCTGTCAAGTCATGGAGCTAGTAGACTTTGAGCAATCATCTGCTGTTATCAAGTCTAATGCTGTTAACACGGCAGTGGATGCAGTACCAGAGGAAGAGATGTCCATTCCATTTGAGGTGTAAAGAATGACTAAAGATATTGATAGCCTGATCGAAGATGTCTATGCTGTACTTACTGATGGTTACACATCGACAGAGGAAAACGAGAAGGTTATCGATACCTTTGGTGACAGCCTCAAGGACTTGCTCCGTTCTCGTTTAAAACCCCGTACAGGAAAGGGATCGACACTCCGCCTGTCAGCAATCGGTAAGCCTGCTCGTCAACTATGGTATGACAGTAAGGGACACATCCGTGAGACTATGACTGGCGATAAGCTACTCAAGTTTCTGTACGGGGACATCATCGAGGAGATACTACTTACTCTTGCTAAACTATCAGGACACAGTGTGACACATGAGCAAGAGAGGGTGAAGGTTGCAGGCATTACAGGACACATGGACGCAGTAATTGATGGTCATGTAGTTGATGTAAAGTCTGCCTCCCCTTCAGCCTTCAAGAAGTTCTCTCAGGCAAGCCTAGCTGTTGATGATCCATTCGGATACATGCAGCAAATCTCTGCCTACAGTGAGGCTGTACCTGACAACAAGGGTGTAGCTTTCTGGGCGATGAATAAGGTAGATGGTTCACTCGTGTTGTACCAGCCATCTGAGGACTTACTACCTGACACACAAGAACGTGTCACTGAATTGATAGAAGTCTTAGCCTCTGACACACCACCTGAACGGTGCTACGAGGCTGAGTTCGACTACAAGACAGGTAACGAGAAGCTGGCTATCGGTTGTGTTTTCTGTGACTTCAAGAAGGAGTGTTGGAAAGATGCAAACAATGGAGAGGGTCTCAAAGGGTACAAGTATGCAGCTATGCCGTTTCCCCTGTACCTTACCAAGGTGGTAAAGGAACCAAGGGTTGCGGAGATAGACGTTGCCTAAGAAGTTAACTACCCGACAACGAGCACTCAAGGCTGGGTATAGGTCTGGCCTTGAGGAACAAACAGCTAAGATGTTAAAGAAGAAGAAGGTCAAGTACACCTACGAAGAGACCAAGATCAAGTGGGAAGACTTCAAGATCAGGACGTACACACCAGACTTTGTTCTTCACAACGGCATCATAATAGAAACCAAGGGGCGCTTCACAGCTGCCGATAGACGTAAACACCTTGAAATTAAACGACAATACGGGACAGAACATGACATCAGGTTCGTCTTCAGCAACAGTCGTGCCAAGTTATACAAGGGTGCCAAGTCTTCATACGGTGATTGGTGTGATAAGCATGGGTTTCTTTACGCAGACAAGGAGATACCAGAGGAATGGTTAAATGAATGACGATTTGACTACCCGCATTATTGAACGGTTCAGTATTGAGGAGATAGCAGATGCTGTGGGTATCACACCTTACATGTTTGTCCAAGCATTTGCAGATGAAATAGTTGACAACCTTGGAGCCTTGTCAGATATTGACCACGGTTTCACAACAAAGATAGAGGACTACGAATGATTACACAAGAAGACATCGACGCATTCAAGATTGTAGACGTTACACCTATTGACTATTCCTATTGGGTGGAAGATAAGATCGTAACGGAAGGTGACACCCGTTTGATTGAGAACACTCTTGGTCTAGTAGGTGAGGCTGGTGAGGTAGCTGAGAAGATCAAGAAGTATCTCAGAGATGACGGAAAGATCAGTCAGAAGGAGATCATCAAGGAGCTAGGGGATGTGGTGTTTTATGCTACAGCACTGTCCAATTACTTTTACAGTAATCTCTCAGAGGTTATGCAAACAAACATGGACAAGTTGAATGATCGTGCTAAACGTGGTACGATTAAAGGGTCAGGGGATAACAGATGAAAAAGAAATGGCTAAACAATATCTTTGTGAGGTTCTTGAGGTACTCAGTGATGTGGTCAGAACACCGTCAAGCTATCAAACATCTTAACACGCTTTCAGACAGGCAGCTTAAAGATATTGGTCTTAACCGTGGTGATATTGACCGCATGGTATGGTTAGAAGAAGACAAAACAATGCGAGGACGAGGCGAATGAGCAACCTACTACCAACAGACTACCAGACCTTCATTGCTACCTCACGGTATGCACGTTGGCTTGAAAAAGAAGGACGCCGTGAAAACTGGGGTGAGACAGTCTCTCGTTACATGGACAACATTGTACGTCCTGTTGCTGGTGATAACACCTACATCAACGACATCGAGGAGGCTATCCTTAACCTTGAGGTGATGCCATCTATGCGGTCACTCATGACAGCAGGACCAGCTGCTTCTCGTGACAACACTTGTATGTACAACTGTTCGTATCTACCCGTAGATGACCTTAAGGCCTTCGATGAGGCTATGTTTATCTTGCTCTGTGGTACTGGTGTCGGGTTCTCCGTCGAGCGCCAGTTCATCAGCAAGCTCCCAGAAGTGCCGCAACTCTTCGAGAGTGAGTCTGTCATTGTCGTTAAGGATAGTAAGGAAGGTTGGGCTAAGGCTCTCCGTCAAGTTATTGCACTCCTATACAGTGGTGAAATCCCTAAGTGGGATGTGTCTAAGGTTCGTCCAGCTGGCGCTCGTTTGAAGACATTCGGTGGTCGTGCCTCTGGTCCAGCACCTTTGATTGATCTGTTTAACTTTGCGGTCAACACATTCCGTGCAGCAGAGGGACGTAAGCTGTCATCTGTAGAATGCCATGACTTGATGTGTAAGATTGGTGAGGTAGTTGTTGTTGGTGGTGTACGCCGCAGTGCTATGATCTCTCTGTCTAACCTGTCAGATGATCGTATGCGTCATGCTAAGTCAGGTGCATGGTGGGAGAACAATCCTCAACGTGCCTTGGCAAACAACTCAGTCTCTTATACAGAGAAGCCAGATGCTCCGTCATTCATGCGTGAGTGGACATCCTTGGTTGAGTCAGGCTCAGGTGAACGTGGTATCTTCAACCGTCAGGCTTCAAAGAAACAGGCTGAGAAGAATGGTCGCCGTGATCCTAACTTCGAGTTCGGGACCAACCCGTGTTCGGAAATAATTTTGCGACCAAATCAGTTTTGCAACCTAACGGAGTGCGTAGTACGTGCTACAGATGACTTCGACACCTTGGCTCGTAAGGTTAAGTTGGCTACAATCTTGGGTACGATCCAATCTACCTACACTAAGATGCCTTACCTCCGTAAGGTGTGGTCTGTTAACACAGAAGCTGAACGTCTATTGGGTGTAAGCCTTACAGGTATCATGGATAACCCCTTAATGACCAGTAAGAATGCTGGCCTAGATAAAACATTGGAGAAACTACGTGACATTGCTATCGAAACTAACGCTGAGTGGGCTGGCCTTCTCGGTATTCCTGTTGCTGCTGCTATTAGCTGTGTTAAGCCATCTGGAACAGTCAGCCAACTCGTTGACTCAGCCTCTGGGATTCACGCCCGACACAGTGATTACTACATCCGAACCGTTAGAGGAGACAACAAAGACCCCTTGACACAGTTCATGATTGACCAAGGTATCCCATCGGAGCCATGTGTTATGAAGCCAGATCAGACTACCGTGTTTAGCTTCCCTATGAAGTCACCCACCAATGCTGTTACACGTAACGACACAACAGCTATCGAGCAACTGGAGACATGGTTGACATACCAACGTCACTGGTGCGAACACAAACCATCCGTGACAATCTCAGTCAAGGATTGTGAGTGGGTAGAGGTAGGTGCCTTCGTATACAAACACTTCGATGAGATGTCAGGTGTGTCATTCTTGCCACACTCAGATCACACCTACCAACAGGCACCTTACCAAGACTGCGATAAGTCAGAGTATGAAGAGTTACTATCTCATATGCCTCCAGCTATTGACTGGTCAGAGTTGGCAGAGTATGAACAAGAAGACAACACCTCAGGTAGTCAGACTATGGCTTGCTCAGGTGACGCATGTGAAATCGTAGACCTAACATAAGGAATAAGTATGTACACCATCATCACTCGTGACCAATGTAACTTCTGTGACTCAGCCAAAGCCCTACTGAAAGGAGTAGGGCAGGGCTACACAGAGTACAACGTACAAAGCCCTAGCTCTAAGTGGGTGCTGACCTTGTTAAAGCAAGCCGGACGTAAGACCGTACCTCAAATCTTTTCTTCTGACGGTACATACATTGGAGGTTACTCCGAACTGAAGAACTTGATTGGTGAACCAGAAGGGGTGCTAGAATGAGTGCTGTAAGGAAGACATTTAATCGTGCTTTGTATGAGGCCTACGATGCCCCTGCTCGTAATGCTCTTGTGTTCCACCTTGAGAGTAAGGGTCACACCATCGTTAACAACGAGGAGAACTACAACGTAGACGTAGTGTCCCAGAAGGGAGGGTACACTTACTACAATGAGGTCGAGGTCAAGACAGCATGGAAAGAAGACTGGCCTACACACTGGACTGAGATACGAATACCTGAACGGAAGCAACGTCTACTTGACAAACACGAGGGAGTGAATGGTGTTTTAAACTTCTACATCTTTCGTCCAGACTTTAAACAGGCATGGCGGATCAAGGACACACTGTTAAAACAAGACAGTTTAAAGGAGGCCAAAGGTAGGTACATCCAGAAGGGTGAGAAGTTCTTTCATATTCCTTACGTTGAAGCGGAGTTAATTAAACTATGAATAATGTTGAACCCCTAACAAAGCCTTCAAAGACACGGCGTAAAACAAACTACAAGGGGGCTAGTACTAAGAAAACATCTGGGTTAACACCTAGAACAGACAAACAAAAGGAGTTCATAGATGCCCTTTCGTCATCGAATCAAGTATTTGTTCTTGGTCCAGCTGGAACAGGTAAAACTTATGTCACGGCAACGGTGGCATCGGACCTATATACGACTAAACAAATTGATAAAATCGTTATCACGAGGCCGCATGTGGCGGTGGGTAAAGAACTTGGTTTCCTGAAGGGTGACCTAGCAGAGAAGACTATGCCTTGGGCTTTACCTGTACTGGATGTCTTAGAGAAACACTTAGGGAAGGGAACAGTTGAAACAGGTATCAAGAATGGCAACATTGAGATGGCACCTCTTGCACTTATGCGTGGGCGTAGCTTCGATAATGCCTTCATAATCGTAGATGAAACTCAGAACATAACCACACATGAGTTAAAGATGTTGCTTACTCGTGTTGGTTCTGAGTCAACCATTGTGCTTAATGGAGATGTCCAACAGTCAGACCTCAAAGAAGCTGACGGACTATCGAAGGTCATACACCTAGCCAAGAAACACATGCTCCCTGTACCTATCATTGAGTTTGGTGTGGATGACATTGTCAGGAGTGACATCTGTGCTCAATGGGTTAAGGTGTTTATGAAAGAAAACATCTAAACAAAAAGAAACCCCCTTGGAAATACTCCTTGGGGGTTTTGTTTTAATAACCTTTAGATTTCTTTTTAGTAGACTTTTTCTTCTTAGGCTTCATGTCTGAGTCCTTCATAAGTTTTCCATTGGGCATGTAGTGGTATCCCTTAGGTGCTTTCTTTTTAGCTGGCATTACTTCTTCCTCTTCTTTCCTGATGCAGTTGTGGACCAATTAACCCGCTTTGGTCCTGTCTTTTTAGCAGCCTCACTCTTGCTGATCTTACCAGCCACCTTCTTAGGGCGGCATGCTGGGTAACCCCTCTTACTTTTAGTGGCTGACTTGCGACCACAGGCCTTACCTGTCTTTACATCACGCCAGTCTTCAGCAAACCACTTACCTAGTCCACCCTTAGCCATTATGATTTCCTCTTTACCCGATTATCTTTACCGGACCACTTACCACCCTTCTCTTTGTACCACTTAGAAGCCCAAGCATTCGCATAAGCTGACGGGTACACCTTGAATTTCTTCTTGGCAGCTGCCTTAGCACGTGACCATAGTGCCGGATTGGACGGTTTAGGACTAGCCATTATACACTCTCCCCTACTTTAAAACAATTTGGTTTAGCATAGATGCCATTGCTTATCAGTGTAGCAGCCATGTTAACTGCATCTTGCTCACACTCTAAACGGGTGTACCATAAGTTACTCTCGTTACCCATCGTAATACAAGAGGAAGCGTCAAGGGTTTGACAAGCCATGACTACAGCTAACCACATTACCACTTAACCTTGTTAGCCCAGTAGGCAGCTGACATTTTACCCTTGGCAATGTTCTTGGCATGACGGGCCTTGAACGCCTTGTTACGGGCTGATCCATCAGGGCTACCCTTCACACCCTTTTGACCAAACCGGATAGTCTTGATCTTGTCGCCTTCCTTGGCTACTACAACATGGGACTTAGTAGCATGATTGGGTGTAGCCTTAGGTTTATTAAACCCTGATACGCCTGCTCGTTTTAACCGTGGATCTTTTTCTTTAGCCATTACTCCATACCACCTTTCATATCCCTGTGGTCCCTGCCAATGTACTTGAGGTCATTCTCAATGACAGCTACACGCTGTTTAATTTTGTTAACTTCGTTGATGGTCCTAGACATACTCGCAAGTTCATCCCAGATGTCATCTATCTCGTCCCATAGATTTTCAAGCTCCATCGAGTTGTCCAGAACGTCACGCTTTAGGTTTACACTATCCTCGATAGCCATACGAGAACCTAGCTGACTAACAGTCTCCTCTAAGTTGGAGATAGTAGCAGACTGTTGAGACACCCACCACACACCACCTGAGAGTTGTACTGCCATAGCTAGGACTAAGGCTATAGGAAGTTTTATATTATCCATTAGTCATTATCCCTACTAGATTCCATCATTTCACGTATTGACTTTATATTCTCATCCATACGACCCAGAGTTACAGCCTGAGACTGCATGATAGTTGTCAAGTTATTTAACCTAGTCTCATGTTTACTTATGTCACGAGCATTCAGGTCAATAGCACTAGCTAGGCTAGAGACATACCACACCAAAGCACCCGTCTGAAACAAGATGCCTACAAGGAATGTAATTGATATATTCTTATCTTTCATCTTACTTAGCAAACCCCGCACCAAAATATAATCCAACGATAGCTGACACAATGTGTGTGTCCAGCGGTGTGATGACGAACCCTTGGGCAGACTGCCATACAATCTGCTTGTCAGGTCCAAACAGGAAGTTCCAGAAACCACCTTGTACTTCTGTGTACCCTACAAACACGGGTACTTCTGGATACCACACAGCTACTAGCTTAGGTAGTACGATGATTGAAGTTACAGCTGAGAGTGCTATGATCCTACGTGTCCACGCAAAGTGTTTGTCTTTTGATCCATACTCTCTGGCTGTGTTAGTTGCTCCTATGAGCATTGCTTGTTGTTCAGCCTTGTTCTTGTTGCTCTGACCCCAGATAGACATGACACCACCGAGGATCGTGGAGAAAAGCATAGTGATTAATTCTAAAGGGAGTCCGAACATTATACTTTACCTAAGTTAATAACCATCTCTGTTTCGAATGGCTTACCTTCTTCTTTTAAGGACTCTTGTTTTGCGTAACCAATAAGTGAAGCTGCCTCAACGGGATTAGAGATAGAAGCTGTTAAAATTTCAAGGGCTTTCTTGTCATCCCCTGCCTTCTTAGCCTGCCAGTACGCTTCCCTTTTCTTACCTTTATTAAAATTGTATGTGTTACGAATTATGACATTACCTTCTTCACCTACAGAAAAGTTAAGACCTCCAAGTGTCCGAGCCAGACGTAGATCTGGGTTAAATAAACCAGACAAGGGACCACTCTTTAAAACATCTTGTTCAGAAGTTCCAAAGTCGCCATAGTCTAGGCTACTACGTCCTTCTGCTTGAGCTTTTGCTACTGCCTTCTTTAAAGTTTCAATGTCAGTATCGTTTAGATCGTCTTGAGTGAACTCACCACCAGCATTTAGAAGGTTGCCAGCAAAGAACCTAAACTCAGATGTACCAAAGTCTGATATGACATCAGTTACTTTGGAGACACCTTCTGTTAACACATCTAAAGGGGATGTTACTTCCCCAACGGCTTCACTGACTTGAGATGCTGAAGGTAAACTCTCTATTGCATCTGCTGCAAACTCAGCACCGGAAGACATCAGTTGACTTGCCTGATCTACTACACTTTGTAAGATGTTGCCACCTTCTTGAACTACATCCTCTACAGTTTCCTGAATAACTCCAGCTGTCTCTTGAGCTACGCTTGTCGCTTTAGCAGGTTTATCTTTATCCCAGAAGTTAGCCATTAGTTCCCAATCTCCCCAATAACCTTATCAAGGGTAGAGTTATCTACATACTTGAAGCCTTCCCAAACAGACCTTAGGTTAGCACGTTTACCTGCACTGTCTTTTCCACGGCTTACAGCATCCCTTGCTAAATACAGGAATATATCGTCCTGTGTCTTCTTGTTGAATACTGTATCAGCTGGTAGACCCATAGCCTTAACTGCGTTACGTAAGGTAGTACCTACGATCTGGTACTTACCCATAGGGGTAGAGGTGAGACCTTTCTTGTAAGCCTCAGTCTGCTTACCTAAACGAGGCTTGACGTACCTCCCGTACTCTCCAGATGGTTGAGAGAAGTCTATCAGTTCACCAACAGTCTTGGTTGATACTTGATAGCCTTTAAAGGGTGTATCCTTTGCCTCAAAGTTTCCGTAAAGAGTATCATAAGAACCAGCCTCTACTTTTTCAAGTGTTTGTTGAGTAGTGGACTCAGGTTCTAGACTAGCCTCAACAACAGGAGCACTAGCAGGTTTATCCTTTTCCCAGAAGTTATTAGACATTGCTTCACTCACTTTTAATTCTAACTGTTTTGGTGGGGTCACCAGAAGCAATGTAATGAGCACCAACAGGAACCATAGAATATGCTTCTTCATTCGAAATACTCCAAGGGTTGTCAAACGTCCCCTGTTCAGGGCGTGGACTTGTTTGTGTTTCAGATGATACAGTAGTAGTGTTTTCATCAAGGGCATTCGGTCCAATGTCTATCTTTAATTTAGCTGCACTATCTTTAAAGAACTTCAACCGTTCAGGAATACCTGCAACCTGAGAGTACTTTCCTGACATACCTTTCCACAGTGAGCTATTAAGTACCTCAGTAGCAGCCTCAAAATCACTATAAGACTGTCTATCAAACTCGATCTTTCCTTGACTTGCAAGACGGTTTTTAAGAAGTGTCCGTGCAGAAGCCCCTTCCTTCCACATAGCCTCAAAGTCACCACCGTAGTAGGTAGAAGCGACAGCTGCTAACTGTTGAAATACAGGATCATCTGTGTTAGTGAGGACAAACTTACCTGTTTCCATGTCAATACCAATACCGGGTATTGTCTGTACACGACCAGCTGCAATACGTCCAAAGAGTGCTTGGTTATGTTGTAGTGCAGCACCCATTTGTGCTCGTAAGTTAGCTGCGATACGACCACTCTCTCCACCAGCTGCCTCAAGGGCTGCAAGACTATTTAGATTGTTGTTAGAAAACAAGCTATCCATGTACTTAGTAGACTGCTGGTCGTTTTGAGTGAGGGAGTAAGCTAAAGATGTCACACTAGAAGCATAGGCATTGACTGCCTCTGGGGTTGTGAGACCATTCTTAGGTAAAGATTGAATGACGCCACTGTGATAGGTCATGCTTCTTGCCTGTCTTACCAGATTTCTTTCTGAGAAAGCAGCGGCTACTTCTGGAGGAAATACTACATCAGCTGGAGGGACTGGAACAAGACCGTTATCACCAGATAATGCAGCACCACTAGGGGATACTCCCATCAATTCAAGAACAACTGGGTCTGGGTTCAATGATTTGTAGTCAACTGTCTCTGGCGTGTAGTCAGAAGCTATAGCAGCTTTTAAATCGTCTGTAGCATTCGCTGCAATTTGTGCCATAACTGCTGGGTCTTTAAATGCCAATGCTGCAAGAGGGGAGCCACCATCCTTCAAGGCAATCTGAGCCATTAAAGTAGTAGCAGCTTCTGTTGCTCCCTTCATGTCGTAGTCCTGTAAGGCTTCAAAGGTTGCATCAATTGCGTCCAATCGACCCTTCATTATCTCCCATCTCTCTTGGGCTTCTTGACCAGCTGGCTTCTGGAAAGCAGGTTGAGATTTAAGAAGTACAAAAGCATCCCTCATCTGTTGTAAGCTACGTATATCGAAGTTGCCGCCAGCTTGTTCAACACGAAGGGCTGCACTTACTGTAGCTGTAAAACTGTCAAGTGTCTTGATGTTCTGATCGTAACCAGTATTCCAGTCGATGTTGCCTTGGAGTGTACCCGCATTGGTTGCTACTTGAAAGGCTGAGTAAGTTTCTACTGCTCGTTGAGCAGCCACTTCATTAGAGATAGTCTCCCCGTTAGCCTTGGCTTTCTCTAGTTCTTGCTGGATGTACCCTGCTTGGAAGGCCGCAGAGTTTTGATTAAACTGGTCTATCTTAATATCAACTAGAGACGGTGCTTGCTTAGGGACAATGTAAGGGTCTGTGCCAATTGTTTGAATAACGAGAGCCTTTTCTTCGTCATTCATGGAGAGTGTAGCAAATACTGATCCGTACTTTAGGGCCAAATCTTCAGTACTCATTCCTTTGCTTTTATCTTGCTGGGCATTTCTTAACTCAGTTTTAAATGTAGCAGAATCCCTGTCGGATTGAGTAGCTTTAGCAGGCGTGGTTTGTGCACTAGCAAAGGAAGCCCCAACATCTAACAAACCACCTACAACACCCGCAGCAATTGAGGTGTTAGATACTTGAGTAACTGGTTGAGGTGCGGCGGCTGCACCAGATACATTTTGATCTAGGGTAAATGGCATCTTATTCTCCTTGAGCAGCTTGTGCTGTAATTTGTGAACCTGCTGACTGCCCACGAGCACGCCTAACTAAGTCTGTCATAGTGTCTAACCGTACAACGGCCCTGTATAATTTGGTTTGGTTCTCTGTTGAGAAGCCACCATCTTCAATAAGGTTAAGAGCATCATTGTAAAGCTCCTTACCTTCTTTCATTTTATCAGGTTCTCCAGTAGAAATCAAGGCCAAACCTTTAGATGCCCAAGTATCTATTCGTCTACGGGCATCCTTGAACTTAGCATCCTCTTTGTAGGAGATGTCTTTAGCATCATAAAAGTTAAGGACTTTCATAGGGGTAGCACCACCAAAAACAGATGCTACAAGACCTAAACTAACCTCTTCTTCTGAGAAGGAACCAGCCATACTACGGCGTTTACTACGATACTCCCCAGTTTCAATTAACTCGACTACTTTAGAGTAAAGGTCAATTGTCTTTACCTCCCGCATCATTACCTTGAAATCTTCATAGGCTACCTGATTATGTCCACCGACCAAAGCTGAGAGAGTATTCCTCAAAGACTTTAGACCTTCCGTACCAATCTGTACTGATGGACCACCAAGGGTAGACCAGAGTGGGTCTTCAGCAAATAGTTCTGTGTACTGCTGAACAAGACCACCTAAAGGTGCGATACGTGTGCCTAAGGATACGTCTGTTCCTACGCCTTGAGACAGTACCCAATCAAACAAGCCAAACTTAACTGCGTTTAATGCAGCTGTAGAGTCTTGATCTTCTGGGTCAATACCTAAAGCTACCATTGCGGCTGTTACCCGTGGAGGAAAGCCCATACCTCGTGTTCCAAACATAACAGTATTGGTTGCAACCATACGAGCACGTTCTGCTTTAGTAAGATCACGACCAATCATTATGTTATCTAGGAAACGGTTGGTGTAGGACATCCACTGTGTAGCTAATCCCAAGATTGGGCCTTCCTGATAGGCACCTTTCTGCCCAGATGTCATACGGAAACTAAGAACCTGTTCACGGTTTGCTACGTACTGTAATCCTGTTTCACTGAAGACATCATCAGATACTTTTCTAGCACCATGTTCTACGACAGCAGTAGCAGCGGATGCAATACGTCCGTAAAGTTCACCAATCTTAAAGGGTGTTAGACCTCTTTCCAAAAGTTCGGAGGCTTTTGTCTGGCTGCTATTAAAAGTATCACCACTGCGTTCCAAAACAGACGTACCGATGATGTCTCTACCTGACTCACGCATGTACCGTACAGTATCTAACAACTCTTGCTTGGTCATACCAGTGAAACCATTGACATACATAGCATCAATGTCTTTAGCTGCTGCCTTAGGTGTCTTCAACATCAGGTGTGCTATGACTGGAGTAGCAGCCGTAGCCTTTGCACCAGCCTTAGGAGAGATAGCCATGATCTGTGCAACGTGAGAGGCATTGAGAACCATCTGGTCAGGGTTAAGGAAACCCATCTTTAGGTGAAAAGCAAAGGCTCTTGCCCTACCAGCTGCACCACCAATCCAGTCCTCAGGTTTTGTCTTCAAACCCTTACCAAAACCAAACACGCCTTCATCATACAGGCTCTGAGCCATCATAGTAAAAAGTGTATTCTCTTTGTCAGCCCTGTCATGCAGCCCAAGACGCCGTTTGATTACGTCCTGTTGGTCACGCATGTCTGCGTCTACTGACTTAGAACCTTTACCACCCTTAATACGTCCAAGACGAATGAAGTCTTCTGGGTTAGAAGGAATAGGTCCATCAAATTCTACGTTACCTAATCTCTTAGCTTTTAGAACCCAGCCATTGACAGCAGCCTGAGTTGCTTTATAATGAGTGTAACGGTAAGCAGAAGATTGGAACTGTTCTATGATGTTTGTGATAGGGTCTTGGTTGCCTACACGAGCACCGCCATACTCTAGTAGAGGAGTATCACCACGTTTACGGGACACACGCATAGACTGGTACTCACCTACAGTCATGCCTTGACCTTCTACGATCTCAGCATCAACCTTCTGATCCCTACGTTTCACCTCGAACTTAGCTGTAAAGGGTTCATCGTGCTTAGTAGCCAGTAACTTCAAGTCCTCAAAGTTCTTAATTGAACTAGGGTTCCAAGAGTTGTTAGCTACGATAACTGCATTAACACGAGCAAGGTCATCCCCTGAGATACCTAAGTCTTTTATGTGTTTAATACCTGTAGATTTAAAGATAGGGGATAGTACATCAGCAATGTTATTAAGTTCTTTAGAAGCCTTTTCAGCATTCTTGGCACTGAATGAACCTATGAGAGTACGGAAACCTTTTGTAGCTTTCTTACCTCCAGCAAGAACTGGCTCAAACATAGACCCAACAAAGAAGTTAATGGTCTCGTTGTTTCGTGAACCGCCTACGTTGTATCCTAGTACATCTGACTTCTGAGGTACACGAGCATCTACAACATCTGTAACATACTGGTAGTTTGTACCGTCAGGAGTTTTGTATGGTTGATCCAGTTTGTATACAATTCTCTCAGCAGTTTGAGAACCTTTAATACGACCCTGTAATCGGCTGTACACAACGTCATCGTCAGCTGCCTTAGCAATAACACCGATACCATCATAGCCTGTATTGATAGTTACTGCCCAACCACCCCGGTTAGTTACATTCTTTAGTATCTCAGTAGCTTTGACATTCCAAGCTGCGTTGTTGAAGTCAGTAAGAGCACGGTAGGCAGTGAGTTGCTTTTCAGTAGGCATCTTACCAGTAACTTGAAAGAAGTCCATTGTGAACTTCTCTGAACTAGGAGCACCTCTCTGTGCAGCTAAGTCTACTTCTGCATCACCTTCGATGTTATCACGGTAACGTGTCATTACCTTGTTAACTTCTTCATACTCCTGTTTACTTAGGCTACGAATGTCTTTAAAAGACTTGTCAGCAATCTTACTTACACGAGAAACAAGCCCTTCAGCTGCGTTAATCATAAATCCTACACGAGGTCCAACAGTAGTTTGACCAGCTGAGAACAATCTAGCTGCTGCCCTTTTAACAAAGCCCTCATCTACTGTTACGTCTTCCAACTCTTTAGCTAGTCGGCTAGTGTCAATACGTTCCTCATACCGCAAGTACCAGCCACGTTTGTTTTCTTTTAATCCATAACCCTTTTCTAAGTCATCGGCATTACGGCGTACAGGTGTGTAACGAGGATCAAAGTTAACGGCTTCTTGTGCCTCTTTCTTAGTAGCAAAAGCTGCACCGTTCTCTGACTTACCTAAAATTGCTGAATAGATGAAGTTGTCTGAGTCCTCAGCCCGTCTACGAGATACTTTTACAAAGGCATTAGTTGAACTAGCCATAAGACGATTAGCTACTTTCTCCGTAGCCTCGTTTAGACTGTCTATTGTAAATGTCTTACCAGAGAAAGGAGACTGCATGATGCGTGACATATCGTCAAACAGCATTGATGCCTTGGTTCCCTCAATAACTGTAGCCGAATGAGGTACTGGTGTAGCAGGATTAGGGTCTAGTGTTGTGGGTCCAGCCTTACCAGATACAGAGCTAGGAGCTTGACCTGTGTTGTGCTGAATGATTGTAGCTTTAGCACCAGCTACGTCACCCTTAGTGGCTGTCACAACCTCAGATGCTGACTTAGCTTTAAGAACATTCTCTACAGTCTCACGAGTAGCAGCTGAACCTGTGATAAGTTTACGACCACCTGCAACTGCTAACCGACCAGCGGTCTTAGTCACACCAAGAGTAGCAATATCTGCTAGAGATAGGAGCTGATTGAATCCAGCATTTTCGTCAGTACCAAAGTTATCTACAAGTTCTTGGACATCTTTTAGACCCTCGTACTCACGAATGTTGAAAAGACCTTTTCTTTCTACATCGTCTAGCTCTGCTTCCCAGTAGGCATCAAACTCTTCTGGTTCCATAAACAGTGTGTCGGCATACTCTTTAGACTTAAAAGAATCTTTACGAATAGCCATCTCAATCACGCCAATTGTAAAGTCTCGTACAGTGTTTAGAGTACCAGCAGCCAACCACTTAAAAGTAGATGGATCATTCTTCTCTAGCCGTTCAGCAATGCGCTTGTTAATCAACTCATAGTTAGTCAACATACGTAGAGTTTCTTGGTTAACCGTATCATCGTCAACCATCATAATACTTGAGAAGATAAACTCACGAGGAGAGACAGCAACCTGCTTACGGTCTACATGTTCCTGTGCTAAACGACCAGCCTCTTCTACAGGTACACCCGCATCGTAAAGTGTCTCAAGGAATACGTTAAGGTCAGGGAATTGTTTAGCTAATCCCTCGTGTGTCATATCCTCAGAAAGACGAGCCTCTGATATTACAGCAGGGTCAACTTCAAGTAGTAAGGATTGCTCCTCTACTTTCTGTTTTTCAAGAGGAGAAGTAGGATCGAGAGGTTCTTTTTGCACTACCTCAGAAACATCTTCTGAATCTGCTAGTAGTTCCTCTAAGGAAACGATGCTATTCATTTGTTTTCCTTACGGTTGAGTAGGAGCAGACGGTTGAGTAGGAGCAGTAAACATTCTAGGTGCTATAAAACTCGCTGCCGATCCAGCTACCTTAAACCCTAACTTGGAGAGGTCTCCATACGTTTGAGCCTGACTTTGGAAGGTTGAAATCTCAGAACTCAAACCACTCATTTGTGTTCCGAAACCTAGTTCTGAACCAAGAGCTGATCGACCTGCACCTACTGCCCCAGCCAATCCAGAACTCTCGGCTGTACCAGCTGCCTGTGCAGAAGCCCTTGCTCGTGCAGAGGCTAGAATATTGGATCGAATGGCTGCACGGCGTTGACGCCTAGCTTGGAGTTGCTGTGCTTTTTCTTGCCTTTCAGCAGCCGCTTGTGCTGCCTTACCCGCTTTCCTTGCATTAACTACTCCAGAAATTGCTCCAACAGTTCCAGCTACAGCCAAACCGCCCACAACTGATGCAGCCGTAAGAGTACCCGCAACTCCTCCAGCTACTCCGAGTGTTGTCCCAATTGCCGTAAAAACAGCCATGTTAAAACTCCTTCATGTAGTGGGTCTCAGCTTTAGAGTAACCCTTTTTTTCGTATACTGCTGATAAGTCTGTTACGTTCTCTAAAAAAGTCATGCCGATATACTTTACACCTTGACCTCTAGCCCAATCTTCGTAAGACTTCATCAACCTAAATCCTGCTGTACTGTTCCTAAAGTCTTTATTAACGAACCAAGCCACTTCAGTTGAAACTCTTTCGGATGAAAAGAAAGGCTCGTTATACATAGCGCAAATAAAGCCGACTATCTCGTTGTCTATCTCTGCAACAAGAGTAATAAAGTTCTCCAACGGTAGTGTCTGAAGAAAAACTTCTTGTGTTTTATTTGCATCCCACGAGTAAGGTACTTTAGACTCTTTGTGAAATTGTTTGAAGAGGATTAAACAGTCTAGCGCATCTTCTTCTGTTGCTTCTCTAATATTAGTAGGTGTTGTTTTTACCACCAAGAACCTCATATCCTACTAGGTGAAAGTCTTTACCTGTTGCACTCTCGAACCTAAGTTTCATTGAACGACCACGACCACGTACCTTAGACTTAGTTACTATTGTATCTGTAGGATAGTTAAAGGAACCTAAATCGTCTGGGTCTACTACCGGAACATCTTTTAGTTTGTAAATCTCACGGGGAGTGCTGTTAGCCTTGCTCAAGTTCCAAGACACAGACATCAAACAACTAGAGGGATTGATGAACTCGTATCCTGCTCCACTCACTGTGTAACCATCTTCAGTTACTCGCATGTACGTTGTAATGTAAGGAGCAGTCTTGAAGGTTGTCATGTCACCCATGAAGTCATAACCAGCTTCAGCAAAGCTCTGGTAGTCAGCATCGCCCCAATCAAGGTAACTGTCACCACGGAATGTTGCAAAGGTCATCTTACCAGTTGCACCATCTCGTACAAGAACTTTTATCTCACTGTCACCTTGTAGGTAGTCCCGATACAATGTAGCAATCACGTTGTCTGCACCGTTAACAATAGTGTCTGCACCGTTGACCACTTGTGTCTCAGTAGAAGTAGAGCCTAAACCAGCGTAGTAAGATGTACCGATAACATAACTTGTGTCTGTTTCTTGGTCTGCTATCTTCCAAGGATAGAAAGCCTGTAGAGCTAAATCCATAACAAGTATATTATTGTACTTGTACTCTATTGTTTCATCTGCATCTGGGTAAAACCAAAGAACCCTCTGGTTAACTTTGTCGTACTCCACGTGGATTTGTGCTTTCTTCTCGTTTGGAATACTGTTCCAGAAAGTCTGTATCGTAGAGAGAGAAAGGTTCTGGGCGGTAGGTACGTTAAGACTTTCACCCTGTTGTATTGCGTAGATACCAGTCTTACTCCACCAAACGGGCAAACCATCTGCTACCACAAAAGAGTTTTCATTGGTCAGACCTGTGTCACTGATACGAGTGATAGCGTACTCTGTAGCACGGAACACGTTGTCAACACCAGCAACAGCCCACACACCGTTCTCAGCAAACACTAGAAGGGATGCCCCGATAACGTGTAGCTTGCGGATATTGTGTGCATCAGGGATGCTTACCACGCCACCGTCAGTGTCCAGCAGGTCACTAATGATCTCTGATGTAGGGTCATATACCTGAAAGCAGTTACCTACGTCAGCAAGCCTCTCCGTTAGTCTGGAGAAGTAGACCTTACCGCCATTCTTAGCTGAGTCAATACCTGCATAGAAGACACGACCAGCATAGGCAGCAACTGTACGGAACCTAGCTGTCTCAACTTCTGTTGTTAAACCAGAACGGACCTTGTTAAAGACATCTACGACAAAGTGACCATTGGCTGCAAGAGATGAACCAGAATAAATCTCTTCCCAGTCTGTTGCATTAAAGGCACCGTTAGCATCCTTACCTGCGTACCACGCATGTGTCAGGGCAAAAGTGTAAGTTGTGGGCCCACCGCCTTGGCCCCAGCCTACGTTCTTAGCATCGTAAGTACGTTCAGATGAAGGGCTAGAGTCATTCTCAAAGTATTCACTTGTGACTTCTACATCAGAACCCTGCCACTCAAAGTCTCTCTCTTTAAATGCAATAGTTGTTTCAGAAAAAGTCTGAGCTACTGTATCAAATTCCACAAAGAAAGTATTAATCGCTGGTGAAGCAACGATCAATGCACCATTCAAGGAGGTTACTTGGATACGTTCATCTGAGGGGGAGAGGTTGTTAGATGCGGAGTGACTGTTTAAGTTTACAGTATCGGCATACTTATTTGCTGACAAAGGATCAGCTGACTTCTCGTAGAAGTAAAGTATATTGTTTACTTGGACTACTAGAAATTCTAGGTTAGGTTGACCAGCTACGTTGTACCAGTCCAGTGTGTTGACCAAAGCACCCTGAGGTACAGTCACATCTGAAAGAACGTAGTTCTCCTCTAGGGTAAGAGCCTTACGTCTACGCCGTGTACCATCACGTTCCAAGGCACAGTTAAGCTCATCTACAGATGCGTTCTCAGGGAACGTAAGCTCAGAAGCCTCAGTGATGAGACCTTTGATGAAGGTATTAACCGTTCTCTGTATCAGGCTCTGTGGCATTAAGTTCTTCCTTTTTGGCCTTACGAGCCTTGTACCTATCGTTAACAGCTTTTCTAGCAGTAGTTTTCTTTAGAGCTAGGTGGGACTTAACAGCATTTAAAGCTGATTCAATACCAGTCCAACGTCCACTTAACTCAACTGGAACCTGTGCTCCGTTCTCATACTTAACTGCGTAGAACTTAAAACCATCTTGAGGTTTGTAAACTACGAGTGCCTTTTCTGTTTTAGTGCTAAGAACTTTTACTTGCTGACCGTCTTCACTTCTAATTAATTCAACGTCTACCATAGTTGTTCTTTGGCCTTCCTACATTTAAACGGTGCATATCGTTTTGTACATACACCTTTTGACGCCTTGCTGACTGCTCGATCTTAGGGTCTGCTCCAGACTTAAAGAGAGACATAGCCGTGGACTTAGCTTCAGCCAACATAAACGGAAACATTACATCGTCTACATCTGGAATGAAGGTATCTGAGAAGGAATCAAAAGTAGGGTACTTAGTTCCGTAGGCCCGTGTCTTGGAGGATGTGAGGGTACTATCTACTGATGCCATGTAAGAATCAAGTACTACATTCTCATCGTCGAAGGATGTGTAGTAGGATGGCATTATATCATTACGAATAAGGAGAGTACTATCTGAAGCTACATCTGGAACTTGTAGTACGTTAGATGCCAAGCTATCCCTACGATCTGACAAACCAAAGAACTCATCTGGGCTGAGGTAAGTCAAACGTCTGTATTCTACTCCGCCTACTTTCCGAGATACGTTGTAATCTAAGAACTCAATATCCTTTACACGGGTAGGAAATGAGAAGTGTGTAGGTCTAGCAGAACTGGAGAAAGAAGTTAACTTGATAGACTGAGCATGTTCAGGAATTATACGAGTAGCAATGAGATTGAAGTAAGTATTCTCAATAACTTTAGCAATCTGTTCAGCTTCATTTGAATCAGAAATACTGTTGATCTCCTCCGAATCCATATCGGACAAGATGTTCTGGACCATTGCGAGGAGAGTCATCTTCATGTTATGCACTCATTCCAATAATTGATACGTAAATATTAGCATAGTTTACATCTACGTTGTCTGCACTAGCTTTAGTTTTAATCTCAATGTAATCATTTTGAGCTAATGCTGTAAGACCTGTTACACTAATAGAACCCCAACTTCCAGAGCCTATAGAACGTATAGCCCTTGATCCTACAATCTCTGTACCGTTCTTAAACAAAGCCCACTCTACATCTTTAGAGCTACCTGAGGCCTGAGACGATGACATAGTAACATTAATTAAACCTGTAAGGCTCGTAGTATCATCATACCTAAACCGTAGGTTTGGGCTGGTTACTACTGTAAAGCCCGATGTAACAGTAGAAGCTATAGAAGGTGACAAGAACTTCTCTGCAATATCTGTATCAATAGAATAAGCATAAGGAGAGGAGTGATTAAAAGCTGTAGCTGCCCCTAGATGCCTATGAATAGGTTGCCATGTACCACTACCAGAACCATTAGCAACGTATGCTTCACCACTGTTAGCAGCAGCTACACCCTTAGGTTCGTGTAAAGCACTACCTGTTAATGATGAATGTTCTACGTTAGCCATGATATGTTATCCTTACCGGAGGGACTTGTTAAGACTATTATACACACAAGTAAAATAGTTGTCAAGTATAAAAGAGTAAGAGGAGGAGATTTCTCCCCTCCCCTTGTAATTATGTTACGCCAAAGGCGCAGTCATAACTGTTACCAAGTTCTCTGGACGGTACAATTTCATACCATAACGTGCAGTAGTTACAAACTCTGTACGCTGGTAATCTTTGTTGTACTCTGTGTCCACGTTTGGCATCTGACGCCATGCACCTACGAAAGGCAACACTGTCTGATCCGCAGAGAAGAACATGTTGGTGATTGCGTTGTTGACAGTTGTACCACCGATAGTTTCAGCAGCTTCTGTCTTCAGGTAGTTCGATGTATATACATCAAAGCCGTAGATGTTAGCAACAAAGGACATGCCAGTTGCGATACCATCACGAACAATACCTTCCCAACGTGGGTTGTTAGATACGTTTGTCAACTGAGACAGTGTGTTCATCTCAAATTCAACAGACGGATCAACGATAGCAACGAGGTTGCGCTGTGGTACTTTACCAGTTTTCAAAGCACGAAGTGCCTTAGCAAAGTCTTCAACAGCAATCTTGTTACCTGAGCCAGAACCAAGCATACGGTGGTCAACGCCATTGATTGCGTTACCATTGTCTACTGTTTGCTGACCACCCAAAGCCATGATGTCTGTCTCAAGACGTTCCATCAAAGCACGTTCTTGCAGAGGCACGAACTGTGACATGATTTGGTTTGAGTAGTAAACATCCTGCATCGCTTTGTTAGTGATGTAGTTACCAGCCTGAAGGTACTCAGTGATGGTGAACGTAAACTGTGCATCATCAATTGGGTCATATGTGACCGCAGCATCTTCAGTGTAGTCGTTAACGGTTGCATCACCCAAGGATGGGATTTTGAATGTATCACCATCTGGGAAATCATTCAACCAGTTAACGTATTTCATACCTTGCAGTTCGTCCCGCAAGATTTCTTTAAGCTCTGCACCCCAAACTTCTGCACGTTTGGCTAATGCGAGAGTAGCTACTGTATTACCAGCCATTGTTCTATTCCTTTATTTATAGAAGCGGTCACCCAAACGGTCGGCATCTGCCATCATTTGCCGTTGGGTAGACGGTTTATAGTATAGTGTCGAGTTCTCCCGACGAAGTTTCTGGTAGTAACCAAAGTCTTTGTCAGAAGATGCTTGCATTGTAGAACCCTCAGTACGAATGCTCCCCTGCACTAACGGAGAAGGCTTAGGTGCTGACTGTCCCATTAACTGCATAAATGCAGTAGGGGATTTAGCAGCCATACCTTGCAGCTCAGAAATAGGTAACCCAAGTTCATTAGCTTTCTGCTGTACTACAGATGATGCTTCAGTTCCATAGGTTTGTGCAAGTTCCGACTCAACGATTGCAATGTTGTTTTTAGCAACACTTTCTTGCTCTCGTTTCCTCAGGGTCTGTTCAACTAGGCTCTCAATGTTTGCTTCACTCGAAGTGGGCTGGGTGTTAGCTGTATTCGAAGTGCCACTAGTATTGTTGTTGGGGTCAAGAAGTTCGGTTGTGGATTCCGAGGCCATTTCTTCCATCTTATTAGTAACTCCAAGTTTGTAGGCTTGTTTTTCTAGGTCAGCTTTTAAAGCAGCATTTTCTTGTTTCATCTGTTCGATAAACTTATCTGCTTCCAGCTTGCCCTTTGCTAACGCCTCTACATCATTGAACTTACGTCCTTCTCCCACAAGATCACCTAAGACTGAAGGGCTGGTTGGCTCTTCAAAGGCTGATACTTGTTCACTCTGTGTTGCGGGGGTCACCTGCTCCTCAGAAAATACACTCATTGTTAATCCTTGTCTAAGTTAATAAGGTCCAACACAGTGGTCACTGCTCGATTGAACCCGTTGCGATCTGCTTGCTTGTATGCCCACGATGGTGAGTCATAGTCTGCGGCAGGGGTAGTATCCTTTAGCATAGGCTCTAGGATTTCTTTAAGGCGGTCTAAACTCTCTCTGTTTGAGTGGAGAACCTGACTTACT